CCAATAATAAAAGAATTAGTGTTTCAGAATTAGATTTTGATAACATTAAGGCTAATCTAAAAGAATACCTAAAGGGTCAGGATGCATTTTCTGACTACGATTTTGAAGGATCAGGACTTTCCATTTTATTGGACGTACTGGCTTACAATACTCACTACAACGGTATCTATACAAACCTTGCTGTAAATGAGATGTTTTTAGATTCTGCAAGCAAAAGATCCTCTGTGGTTTCGCTTGCCAAGTTGCTTGGTTATACTCCAAACTCTGCCAAGTGCGCAACTGCCACTGTTACACTAAACATTACCTCTCCTTCGACTGGTCCATCTGTAGTTTCAGTTCCAGCATATACTCAATTCAATACAACTGCCAATGGTAACTCTTATGCGTTTTATACAACTCAAGAGTATACTGCAGTCGGTGCATCAACAAGTTATTCGATTCCAAATGTTCTTTTAACTGAGGGATCTCCTTTAACATTTAAATATACAGTTGCTTCTGGTGTAAGATACATTATCCCAAATGCAAATGTGGACTTGTCAACTGTTAAGATTCGTGTTCAAGAAAACTCAACATCATCTACATTCTACACTTATACAGCATCTACTTCTGTTATAGATGCCAACTCAACTTCTAAAATCTTTTGGGTGAAAGAGATTGATGATGGTTTATACGAATTAACATTCGGTAATGGTACTATTGGTAAATCTCTGGATAATGGTAACGTGGTTCATATCAGTTATTTCGTTTCTAGCCTAGACGTTGCAAATGGTGCTACATTATTTTCATATGATGGTTCCACTCTTTATTCTGGAGCCAGTGTTGCAATAACAACTACGTCTGCTGCATCTGGTGGTGGATTAGTCGAAGATATTTCAAGCATTAAATTTAATGCACCAAGATCTTATGCTGCACAAAATCGTGCAGTGACTCCAGATGATTATCGTGCTTTGATCTATGCAAATTTCCCAGAAGCAGCATCGGTTGCAGTTTGGGGTGGCGAGGATAATGATCCTCCTGTTTATGGTAAAACTTATATTTCTGTTAAACCGAAAACTGCAGGTAAACTGACACTTCAGCAGAAGTCAGATATTCTAAACACAATTCTTGAAACACGAAACATTGTATCAATCACTCCAGAAATTGTTGATGCTGAATATATTAACATCGCTTTAAATGTCACTGTTTACTATAACGATAGAGAAACAGGATATTCATCTACTGACATGGCTGCAATTGTGCGTCAGGTTATTTTAGACTACAACAATTCTGACTTACAAAAATTTGAAAGTGTGTTCCGTTATTCTAAGTTAAGTCGTTTAATTGATGCAGCTGAACCTGCTATTACTAATAACATTACAACTGTTCTTTTAAGAAGAAAGTTAACACCACGTTACAACATTTCTGCTGAGTACAACATTAATGTTATCAATCCAATTTTCACTTCTGGTGTTCCAGAAGACTCAGTTATCTCAACTGGTTTCTACATTGAAGGAAGTGAATTCTTACACTATCTAAGTGATGATGGTGTTGGTAATATGGTTCTTTTCTATCGTTCAGCTGGCACAGCAACTCAAGAATCTCAAAAAATTGTTGTTGATGCTACTATCGGTACTGTTGATTATGCTGCAGGTAAGATCAATATTAAGAATCTAAATATTACAGGATTAGCAGATGTTGATTTTGAAATTAGCATTAAGCCATCTTCAAACGATGTTATTTCTGCATATACTCAAATTGCTGAAATTGCATCTGACCACTTATTCGTAACAGCTATCCCTGATAAGACTGCCAATGGCGATCTACGTGCAGGCAAAAATTATACATTCACCACTAGCCGTTCATAATGTCAATACCTCGTCGCACGTTATCATCGTTAGTTGCCAGCCAACTCCCTGAGTTCGTCAGGGAGGACAACCAAACATTCGTTGCTTTCTTAGAAGCATACTATGAATATTTGCAAAATCAAGATGGTAATGATTTAAAATCTCTTGGCGATCTTGATAGCACGCTAGACTCATTCATTAAACACTTCAGAGATGAAGTTGCTGTAAATTTCCCACAACCTGTAGTAGATGAAAGATTTTTATTACAGCACATGAAAGACCACTACCTCGCAAAAGGTAGTGAAGCATCTTTTAAATTTCTATTCCGTGTTCTTTTTAATAAAGATGTTACATTAGAATATCCATCAAGACAGATGCTTCGTGCATCAGATGGTCGTTGGAATCAAGACGTTTCTATTTTTGCCAGAGTCAATGCTGGAAATCCAGATAGTATTATTGGTAGAATTGTTGACGTAGTCACACCGAATAGAATTATTAGACTTCAAATTGATAGAAGACAGTATGTTGAAGTTGAGATTGATCGTATCCAACAAATTGCTGAAAATATTTACGAATTCTTTATTGATCGTAAATTCTTTGGAGATATTGCTCCAGGCGATAGAATTCGTTATGCAGATACTTTTGATGCCACTATTTTACCAACAACATCAAAAGTAACTGTACAACAAAAAGGTAAAAACTTTAAACTTGGTGATTTATACGAAATTAAAAATGGTGACGGAGCAGGATCTGTTTTAAAAGTTTCTGGTATAAATTCTGTTGGTGGTATCAGTAGTATTGAATTCGTTAAATACGGAATCAATTATACAACTGATTTTACAGCAACATTGCTTCCTATTGGTGGAACATCTCCAACATTATCTGGAGCAACTGCTTTAACTATTGGTGGAACTGCTCCGAATTATACTGTAGCACTTAATGAAACTACAAATGGATTCTTTGAACAGGGTATCATTAACGTATCAGATTATAACACAACAAGTTATTGGGATGGTACTTATGTAGGTGATATTGTCCGTGAATTCTTCGTTGATAACAAATATACAATTTTAGATCCAGATGAACCAGCGATTATTAAAATTAGTTTGGGATCTCTTGCAAAATATCCAGGTTACTATACAAGTAATCTTGGTTTCTTGGATGATGCTATTTACATTCAAGATAGTAAATTCTATCAAGCGTTTTCATATGTCATTAAGATTGATGAAAAATTAGAAACATATCGTTCAGCAATTAAGACTCTGATCCACCCATCAGGTATGGCAATGTTCGGTGAGTATGATATTAGAAACGAATTTGATACAGGAACTAGCCTAACATCCATGTTGCGTTTCTTGGTATTAGGATTCCAAGACGAAGCATTTGTAACAGAAACAACACCAAATTTTGCAGTATCAAAACCGCTGGCCACTCACTATTTAAATGATGGTACAACAGCAGACACAAGTTCAGTTACTTTAGTAGATGTTAGTAGACCTGATCTAGTAGTAACAAAACCAATTTCTACTCATTATCTTTACGATGGTACGACAGCAGATACAAGTTCAGTTACATTGGCTGATACTAGTAGAGTAAAGGATATTGGTAAATCACTTTCTACTCACTATTTAAATGACGGCACGACAGCAGATACAAGTTTAGTTACTCCATCTGAAGCAACCATTTCTTATGGATATAGTTCATTAAGTCGTCTTGGTATTAGCACTCTTAATACAACAAAAGTGTTTAACTCTCCAGTCTACAATCATTATTTAAATGATGGTACGACTTTAGATAGTGATACAATTGCACCGACCGAAGCAATATCTAAATTTGATGTAACTAAAGCATTAGATACTCATTATTTAAATGAAGCTGCTGGAGTCGCAGCAGATACAAGTTCAGTTACAATGGTTTCTGAGGTAGGAATAGGTGGGACTAGAACAGTTCCTTACTTTGTCCTAAATAAAGGATTGGCTACCCATTATTTAAATGATGGTACGACAGCAGATACAAGTTCAGTTACAATGACTGGCAGTGGTGGGGGAATCTGGCTAAATGCTTATATTGATACCCCTTATCCAATTGACAGTTCTTATTTCGCAAACGATAGTGGAAACTATACAACAGGTGAATCCACCTTCACAGGATAATTAATAAAGGAGAATTCTATGAATTTAAAAGAAAATTTAAAAATGGCTGGTGAATTGACTATTCAAGTTTTTGATCAGAATGGCAATTTAAAATCAGCAACCAAAGTACCTAATTTGGTAGTTACTAATGGTAAAAACTACATCGCTTCACGCATGGCTGGAGCATCTGTGACTACAATGGGATACATGGCTATTGGTACTGGTACTAGCTCTCCAGTTGCTGGTGATGTAAACTTAGGTACTGAAGCATCACGTCAGTCTATGACTTTCACTGCTTCTACTAACACAGTTACTGGCACTGCTACTTTCAGCGCAGGTCAGGGCACTGGTGCTATTACTGAAGCTGGTATTTTTAATTACGCTACATATGCTTCTAGCCCATCAGCTGGTCAGTATATGCTTTGCCGTACAACTTTCCCAGCAGTTAACAAAGCGTCTGGTGACTCTATTGCAATCACTTGGGTTGTTACAGTAAGTTAATTAAAAGAAAATACATATGGCTACATCTTCATTAATGAAGTCTATTCTGCATAATTCTATTGCAGATGGATTATACAACGAGGTTGTTACTAGAAATAGTAGATACTACTACTATTTGGGGAAAACAGTAACTTGGACAGATGAACTGACACCTCCATATCCTACAGATAGCGTAGCCTATGAGTTTGCCTCACGTAATGATATTATTACGATGAAAGAAATTAAACCAACAGATATAGCGTATGTTATCCCACGCTATAACTGGACCAGTGGTACAATTTATGATCAGTATGATGATCAGTATTCTACTGAAGTTCAGGGAGTTAATTTAATTTCTGGTGGTTATGGATATGGTTCTGATCCATATGTTTATATTGGATCTCAAGGTTCAGTTAATTGGACAGCATTAACTTCTTATATTTCTGGTAGATTAATTAAATCAGGCAGTAATTATTATATTGTAACCACCACTGGTATTACTGGAACAACAGCACCAACTCATACAACTGGTACTGTTGCCAATGGAACTGCTCAATTAAAACGAGTTATTGTTAGTGATGGCGGTGGCACTGGTGCCACAGCTACATCAACAAGAATTGAAGGTAGTGTT